TCAATGTCACCAACATTTGCAATACTTCTATAGGAAATTGCAAATCCAAGCTCGGAATCTACTACTCCGTTTTCTGCTACACGATAGGAAAAAAGTTCAGTACCTTCAAAGTCTGATGAAGGATAAACAGATTTATCTGCAAGAGATTCTTCGTCACAGTTAAACAGTTCAAACAGAGGCTGTTGATTTATTTCTGTTTTGTTTTGTCCTGCAACCCAGCTTTCGCCGTTATAATATAATAGTTCGCCGCTAAATGTATTTCCTTGTCCGCAGAGAACAGTTTGATTTTCCAAAGGTTCCGAGTCTTCAGTGTCTCTTAGAGCAATCTGTCTTTCACCTTTGAAATTGATAAAGTCTACCGAAAATATTCTTCCGTTTACTCTTTGATCAGAATCAGCTAAAAACAGTATTCGCATGCCTTGAGCAAGGTCAATGCCGTCAATATTATAGCCTGTTGCGCCTTCAATTGTAGAAAATACATCTCTTGTAAAATCATCTACAAGATCAACTGCTCTTTTGGCTTCGGTACCAAAATTAATCAGCTTTAGGTTTGGTTCGAATTCTATAATTGGTCTAGTCGCTCTATCAGTTTGGTCTAAATCAAAAGCAGTGCGATTAATTTCTGCTGATTTTTCGATTATGTCTCTGTGAAACCATCTATTATATTTTGACCATAGGTTGCCGTTCAGCGCGGCGCGATTAACAGTAATATAGTCTTTTTCTCTCGGAAATCCTATAGCAGTCGAAAAAGGAACTGTGTCAAATCCTTCTGCGTCAAAACTTATCTGTTCATTTTCCACAAACGCACTTGAAAGAGTAAGGTCTTCCTGAGGAATTAGCGTTATGCTGTCTCCTACTCCTTCTATGAAATAATTGCCTGTTTCAAAAGATTCAGGCTGGGTTGAGCCAATAAAATAGATCAACTGGCCGTTTGATAGTTCAACTCCGTTGCCAGAACGGTAACTCTTTTTGCCTATTATCTCCTGTTCTACATTTACAAAGGCAGCTTCTTCGATATCATAGACTCTAATTAACCCACTGGCATTGATGTCTTTATCGCTTACATAGTAGAGAAAATCTGGAGTTTCTTGATTAAGAGTGATTTCTATTGTGCCCTTTTCTACATTCTGCTGAGAAACTTCATTGGTAAGATTGAATTGAGTATTGAGGTCCCAGAACTGTCTATCTTCTTCGAACGTTGATCCAGATCGGTGTTGATTGTTTACTGTATATATTTGTCCTTCGTACAGCACAGATTCTCCCAGTCTATAAAAAGTTCGTGCAGACCACGGTTGTGCAATTATTCTATTGGTTCTAAAACTGATAGGAAGATTTGGAGAATCAATCTCGAACACATAGGTAATACCACGATACAAAGTCAAATCAGGATTTTGTGTAAATCCGTCTGGAGAGAACACAAATCCTCTGTTGTCGAAATTGTCTTGGTTTGTGACTGTGTAGGCGGTTTCTACTTCGACATTTTCGCCTGCAATAGGAACGGGTTGCGGACCGTTTGGCAGCCAGTAGTATTCTCTAAAATTAACAAACTTGTCCCAATCTATATGCGGATTCCAAGCATAGTATTCCTGTTGATTTAGAACACTGTGATTATCAACAGAAGCGTCAAGATTTCTCAGTTGATTTATGTAATCATTGTAGTCAGCATAAAAATCCACATTGCCGAGATCGTCTTTAATTACTGCTGCAGGTTCAAACTGATAATCTGCTCTCTGTTTGAGAGGTTCTGTAACATAGTTGTCGTCTTGTCTAAATGCTTTCGCATATTTCCTGCCAATATATCCATTTACCTTTTCTGCTACTCCGGGCTGAAGCAGTTGGTCTAATGTGCCTGAGAGGAATTTTTTGTTTACTTCTGTTCTAAAATAGCGAGGCAAATGCTGGGCACTGGTTCTCTTACCATTGTTGTTATCAGGGAGCGGATATTCTTCTTGATCGTTATTATAAGCCATTAGTAGCTATAGCCCCCGGTTGAACTTCCTGTACTGCCAGTGCTTCCGCCAGTGCTTCCGCCAGTGCTTCCGCCAGTGCTTCCGCTGGTGCTGTTTGATGAAGTTGTTGTATTAGTACTGCTTGATATGTTAGATGCCATATTGTTTGATGTCATATTGTTACTCGAATAATTATCAGTGACAGCACTTTGTATTCCTACATTTGCCATGACATTTTCCGTTACTACTGCTCCGCTGGCACTTAGCCTTTCTGCTGTGATTTCAGTAATCACGTCAATGTCTGCCACGGTTGCTCCGCTGATAAAGATTTCATCTGATTCTGATTTGATCTCGTATAGTGATCCGAAACTCTGATCTCCTTGAACTGGCACAATAACAAATGTTACGAGATCTGGAGAAAGCTCGCTTATTACATAGCCCGAAAGTTCTGAAAAGAAAAATCTATCTCCGAAGTCCCAGTTTTCCAGTGCAAAAAAACGATTTATTGCTGAAATCACATTAGACTTGCATTCATTTTCATTGATGACTAACTCGGGGTTTTTTACAATCTTAAATTGAGCTTGTAGAGCAGGTTCTGCTTTGTCTCCAAATAACACTTTGTACTTAACTGGATGAAAGATGATATCATCGGAAAGAGACTTTATTTTGTTAAGCGATTGGCCGTAGTTTACAAAAAGTGCATCGGTAGATGGAGGTAATGGCATACTGTCTCTTGCGCCGTCGAGCCATAATCTAAACTGCCTATCATATCCTCTTGTAAGCAGGTAGGTGTCTACGATATTGCTAACGCTGGGGTCAATTCTTGCATTGTCATCTGCAGCATGGATATACTGAAAGCGGAGATTGTCTCTGCCAATTTTTGCTCTGTAATCACTATCCACTCTTAGTGTTGCTGTGGCAAGATCCAGTCTTTCAAAGACGTCTTCTGTAAAAAAATAGAACAGCTGATTGTCGGGCCAGCGACTTAGAGGCAGCTCATCACCTTTCTTTTCAAACACAGCCACAGAAATTTCGTCTTGAGTAACGTAAGTAAAGTCCGTTACACCGTCTCTTGACTCTGTTTTATCAAGGAATATCAGCTTGCCTTCTAGGTTGTCTCTCGTAATTTCTCTGTCGTCTACAATATCTACGAACTGATCAGGATTATCAACCACTCCGTCTGAATCTGTGTCAAAAAACGATACTTCTATCTTTCTAGAATCAACATATCCAGCCTCGTCTCTAAACTCGCTTGTAATTTCCCAGTCAAAACTTCTATTAAAGGGCATGCTAGTTCCTGGACGAGTGTTTATTTCTAAAACTTTTACAGTGTCTTTTACTATTCTACCTGTTTCAGCATCAAACACAGGACGCGAGCTATCGAAAAAGAAACGAATTTCATCTGCGCTTTCAAACACGTATCTAAGACCTCTGTAAGTGACTGTGTATTTTGCTCCGTCTGTTTCGAAAAGCAGAAGCCAGCTTGCATCTAGTTCTTGGCCCGACACATCTCCTGTCTTGCCCGTGGAAAATTCTGACTGTATATCGAGATTGTTTTCCGTAACAATGCGCCATTCGTTGATGTCTCTTGCGTATCTTATACCAAAAGTTCTGCCAGCAAAAATTTGATCGCTTACTTGCGCATTTACTTCTCTAGTAAGTTTGTTTGGCAGAGCTGTGATAATATCTACCAGCACTGCATCTGTAGGCACTGTATCACTTAGAGTAACTGCTCCTACTCCGTCTATTACTTCTGTGCCTGCGTCTAGAACTGCAACAATTTTTGTCCAAATTACAGTAGTCGATCCTGGGTGCGACGCTGGTCCTGCCATTAGGGAACCGTCCGGCATAAAATGAAATCCTTCGGGCGGTTCAAATTTGATAAGAGAGTCTGGTCTCAAAAATCTAAGATTGTTATCTGTGAACGCACCTATTTTAGAAGCAATCCCGTCAGAGTTTTCAAAATAGCCTGTACTTTGATTTGTGTCCGACGTAGACTGGACCCATTTGTTATTCAAATCCTGTACACGCACTCTGGGAAAACTATCGAGATAGAAGTTGTTGATTTTTTCGCTCTGCAGTATAGGCTCAACAGTATTGAGAATTTCGCCTTGGATTTCTGTGAGATTTTCAAAATTAAATCTTGTCTTTTCGTTTAGATAATCTTTATACAAAATACCGTCGGCAGAAAATATATTCGTATTTGAATATTTTCCTGTAGCATCTAACAGATCAAAATTGCGAGATATACCTGAACTTACTCGATTTACAGATTTTGCTTTTACAATTTCTTGGCTAATGCCTAGTGGAGCAATCTGATAGTCTTCCGCAGTAATCATTCTGTTCTGAGTATAATAAGTCGCAGGTGCGTTTGTTCTAATACTTTGATTTGTTTCCGACGGTGATGCATTGTCTACAGTGGTTTGTAGTGCATAGGTCAGAGAAATTGCTTCTGCTTTACCAGTTCTAGACTGATAGGGGATTGTAACCGCAACATTTCTAAGATCGTTAGGAGCAATGTTAATGGAGCGGTTTGCACTAGTCCTGTAGTATATTCTAAACGGCCCTTGAGGAAGGTTACCAAAGGTGCCGTCTGCAAAAACAAGACTGATTCTGTCTTCTACTCTTGTTAGCACAGAATAGATATTTCTTTGATTTTTGTCAAGACTGTTGAAGATTACATTATTGCCTTCCACACTGTCGACTTTGGTCCATAATTCCTGTTCGTTGCCGAGGTCGTCTAGACTATAAAGATAAACGTCTGAATTGTTGATATTAACAGCATCTATTGTTACTGTTTGGTTAGTGGTAGGATTATCTACAACAAAATCGCCAGTATTTGTAGTTCCCTGTCTAAAATGTGAAAAATAGCCAGTGTTAGAACTTGCTGGGCCTTGCCCATCGTCTCTATACAAAAATGCTAGAGGATCTCCAGGAAAAGGATTTTGTTCTCTTATAGCATTGTCTGTGATGTCTGTTGACACAATCTCAAAGTCAAGACTTGCGCCATCTACAACTTTAGAAAAACCGTATGTAGGAACGCCCGTATTAGTAGCATTGAATTCATATTTGTTTGTTGGTAAGCCGTTTATATTAGCCTGTTTTACAGGGCTGCCTATTTTTTCATTCGTAGGAAGTGCAGCGTTTAGTACCTTTTCGAATTGTTCATTCCAGTTTGGATTGGCAGGGTCGTTCCAAATTATGGTTTGATTTCTAAGGTTTACACCGTTTGAATCCTGTACGGTTTCAGTTGTGCTTACACTTTGCAGTTTCAGTAAACCGTTTGCAGCTTGATTGCGCTTTGCATTATAAGAAACTAATCTTGCAAGGCGAAGAACACTTTCTCTTCTTTCTGCAAGTTCAATAAAGTTTTCTCTTGTGTTAAGATCTACTCTAAAAGCAATATTCTGCCCGAGGAACGCAATCATGTCAATCAGCGCAAGGTATTCTGAGGATTCTATATAGTCGTTGAAATCTTCTGGATAGTTTTCTCTCAGATATTCAATCATTGTGCGACGCAGATTATCAAAATCATAGGATTTGAAGTCCGCGTTTCTAAATGACTGATATACCTTTTTCCAGTCTTCTGTTGCTAATAGTCTGTTCTGTCTGTCTGTGAATGACATGAATAATTCCTTATTGCGTATTTATTTGATGAATAAACTGTGTAGTTTATGTTAAGAGGCCGAGGTCTCTATCAAAGGAAATACGCATGGTTTCTGATATATTATAGGTAAGATAGGATAAAGTAACTTCTATCTGAATGCCGTTATCAAACGAATCTACTGTGACTCCGCTTACGTCTACTCGAGGATCATAGTTTATCACTGTGGTTACATTCTGCAGAATAAGATTTCTCAATCTATCTGTAAGTGGTTCAAACAACACGTCCCATATTATCGTTCCAAATGTAGGATCTGACAGTTTTTCACCCTGGCGAATATGAAAGTGATTGATTATATCCTGTTTGATAAGAGAAATACCGTACAGTGTCCAACTAGAAGCATCTGGATCCACAGTGGATATACCTCTGTATATGCGGCTTTCGGGCGGTTCTTTGGGACGCTGATTTGCGGGTACATTTACTCTTTTATAGATGTTTTTTTCTAAGGTGCTCATTTAGTTTCCTCCCTTTCTAAAGGTATCCGACGTTTTAGCTAGAACACTGTCTTCTACAGGAGACGAATTAAGTCTGTCTGTTATATCACTGGAGTATCTTGTTGGGAATAGATTTTCATGATGCTGCCAAGGCTCGTGCTGCGGAACTCTTTTCATGATTACTTCTTCGTTATCAGGCAATTTGAAAATTTGCAAAGGCTCTGCTGGTGTAGCTGTAGCTGCTGCTGGTCCATTCATGTGGACAACTCCACCTGTTTCCTCAATGTGATCGCCGCTTGATTTGATTTCCGTATTAGCGCCTGCAGTAATAAAATTATTGCTGCCGGTGTTAATGTCTACTTGGCCTTTTGTTGTAATTTTGTTGTCTTTTCCTACCAATAACTGAGTGTTTTCTATAGATTCTAACGCAATATTTCGATTTGCTTTTACATTAAAGTCTCTACCTGCTTCAAAGTTAATATCTCTATCTGCCTTGACGTTGACATCTTGTTTAGAATGTATAGAAACAGAATCTTCTGCATACACATCAATTTTTCCGTTAGCAGTAAGTTCTATCCATGCCGTGCCTTTTGCATTGGTGATATAGATTAGATCTTCCGAATTGTGCATCAGTATCTGATGACCTGTACGTGTTTTTAGCCGCAGCATTTCATTGTGAGGAATTGTGACGTCACCGCCGCTACCGCCGGCTTCTCTGTCAACGTAGACAGGTTCTGCTTCTGCTGCAGGTTTTTCTCTCAGTTTAGAAGCATCTCCGTCATCAAAAATCAAAGAGCTTCCGCCTAGTCTGTTGTGATAGATTTTTGTAGTTTCGCTGTCATCTATTAAACCATATTTGGTTTGCGGAGATCCTGGTCTTCTGTCATATGGTCCTGGTGTAGATATTCCAAAAACCGCAGAAGGAATTTCTCTTCGAGCACTTGAACTGGTAAGACCTCGAGTTTCGTCTTCTAGCAAGCCCTGTATTTCTAAAACATTGATTTGGTCGTCGTTTGCGGGCTTAAAGAATTTTGTAGGATCGTCGCCGTTTGCTACACCTTTCTTTTTGTTGTACTCGCCTATGGGTAGTTTTCGGCTGCGATCTTCTTCGTTAAAGGTTGTAGCAGTGTCTGGCGCCGGAACTGCCATGTTGGCGTATTCGTCCTGTATACAGCCTATCCAAAATCCTTGACCGCCTTCTGCAAAAATTACTAGCACTCTAGCACCTAGGTCCGGCGGTACAAACCACATGCCTGCGGCTTTTTGGCTGGCTTTGTGACCGTCGTTGTCTGTTACTCCCTGGTATGGTGTTGCAGAATAAAAAGGAGACAGATAAGACACAGGAGTAATTATACCAGACGTTTTTGTTCTGCTGCCAGAGTCTGTTTTGGTTAACAGCTCTACTTCAAGGTTTCCCATGTATTTGGAGTCAAGGTGCGAGCGTACAATTGCCACAAACGGACCAGGATTGAATTGGTTTTCAACCAATCCGCCAGATGTTCTTTTAAAACTGCCTGTATATCTGTTTACTCTATCTGTCATAATTCAATACTTTATGATGCTATAGGCCCACCGCCGCCAGATCCAGGAACAGTTGCTCCTGTGCCTGTATTTTCTGTGTCGGGTACTTGTGCAGGTCCATCTACTACAATACCGTCGCCTTGTTCCTCCTTTTGCCTGTCAGACTGCAAAAGTTCTAGGACAGATGGCGAATTTGCTGCCTGGCGCTGAGTTTGTGGTTGGTTTCTTTGTGCTTGTCTTTCCTGAAACGCCAATTGAGCGTTAAAATAGCCTGGAGGTCTATCAGGAATTTCGGCTAGTTGATTCTCAGCCGAACCTTCCTCTGTAACATTAGATTCGGCTGATTCCGTGCCTTCCTGATTCCTTCTTCTTATAAGCTCTAATGATTGAGTAAACTTGTTTTGAGATATGCTGTTACGCACAGTAATTACCTGATATAAGCCTGAAAACTGACTCACAGGCTGTGAGTCTATTTGAGGGAATTTCATAAATCCATCTCTGCCAATATCTATCGGCGTTCTAAAATTTACCAATACATCAACTTCTCTACGAGCAGGAGCTATACTGCCGTCTTCATTAATGTTAGGCGAAATTGAAGCAGGTGTACTATTATATGCGCCTACTTCAGAATCTGCAATATAATAGGGGTCGCCTAGTATCTCCATGTTTAGTGTAAGCAAGTCTACGCCGTTTGTAATTGCTTCGTTTAGACTTCTTGCAATTGCGTTTGCTGTAGACTGCTCAGTCGGTCCGCCTATTCCGCCTGAATTTGTAGCAGATTTGTCTTCGATTGATCCGTACACAGCAGGTCGTGGCGGTCTTCCATCGTTGGTTTTTGGTGTGACGTCTTCTTCAGATTCTGCTAATCTGCCTTGGCCGCCAGTAACTTTGTCTTGTCCAATCTGTCCCATATCAGCACTAAGGGCAGTAAAGAACGCAGTGTTAAATTCTATTGTAAAATCTAATATGTCATCGTTAGTACCAGAGTAGATGTAGCTGTATTCTTTTACTGCTTTGTTTTTTAGATTTTCAATTCCAGGTGCCTTTACAGTAGGCGAATTTGTTTTCGAGCTGTGATATTTGTATTCTGAAATCTGATACCAATAAACTTTAGGTGCTCTCCCCCGTTGAGCATAACTTGCCGGATCAACTGCTTGAGGATACGTCACTGTGCGTATCTTAAACCAGGTCTTCATTCCGTCTGCGTCTGGTTCTTGTTTAACTAATTCTCTTCCGTAATCGCTGAGAATAATTAGTTCTTCTATAATCTCCTGAATACGGGTGCCTTTTTTGAAATTTAAACGGCGTTCTTCTGCATAAAGTGTTACACCCCTGCGTTTGATAACGCCGTCTTCTAGTTCTTCTGCTTCACCGAATATCTGATTGCCCGAGTCATATGCAGCTCTGGGAATTTTTGCATCTTGAATCTTTTTGCCGTCGGGAAAAGTAAAAACATAATAGTCTGAGACTTTTTTCTGATCAGCTTCTTTCTGCTTTTCGTCCTTGCTATTTAGAACTATCTGCAAACTATCTTCAAATTCTACTCCGTTTACAAGAAAATCGCCTACTGTAATTCCTTTTATGTCAACGTCTTCTTTTACAGCTTGTACTTCGTCTGACAGAGCCTGTTCGTTATAGGGAATTGCTTCTACACTGTATTCACTGCCGCCGGCGCTTACAGAAAATGTTACATTCGTCAGTTTGAGAGGAAAGTAACGTTTGGTATTTTCAGGCTTAATAGCTCTGCCGGCATCGTCAAACCCTACAAAATCAATAGTAAGCAACCAACCTGCATCTACGTAGTTTTGATATCCCTGATTAATAGCAGCATTTGCAAGACTCTGTAGGAAGTTTCCCATTGAGTAAGGTTCTCTAACTGTAAAACTAATCTTAGTAGCGTTTGTCTGACGTGTTCCGCTCGTAGGTGAAATAATTGATTCTATTTCTACATCGTCTATGAAATATTCAGCTGTAATACCAAGTTCAATTTCAGAAGCAGTTTTAACCTGATTGTTTCCTGTTCCTCCAGATTTTATAATAATCTGCCGAGGATCCTGTCTTGTGCTTGATCCCAGTTGATCGTTAGATGCTACTCCAAAAGTAAAAATGCAGTTGTAAGACGAAAACACATTAAGCGGATTAGGTATAGGACCTTGACCGTTAATACTCGCCGCTGAGCCAACTGTTATTTGCGACGAAGTAGATGATCCATTTGAAGATTCTGATTCGGAATTAGGCTCCGCAGGAGCTCCTCCAGATGATTGATTAGGCGGCGGCTTTGGTTCTGTGTTTTCAGTCGGCGGCTCTTCCTCTACAGGCGCTGGTTCTTCTTCTGCTGGTTCTTCTTCTCCTGGTTCTTCTTCTGCTGGTTCTTCTTCTCCTGGTTCTTCTTCTGCTGGTTCTTCTTCTGCTGGTTCTTCTTCTGCTGGCTCTTCTTCGGGCTCGGGTTCAGGCAATGGCTCTCCGGTTTCTGGATCAAGGCCTAAATCTCTTCTGTTTTGTTCCAGTTGGCTTATGCTTTGCTCTGTGTCGGCTAATTCTGTTTTGAGATCGGCTTGTTGACGCCGGAGTTCTCCTACCTGTCTCAGAGCTTCTCTTCTGTCTATGCTAGGATTACTTGTAGCTTCTGCTTTTATTTCCTGGATTTGAGTATCTATCGAAGAAATTTCTTCGGACACTTGAGATTTTTGTGATTGAAGTTCGTCGTATGAAACGGCCATATATTATATTCCCAATGCGTCTGTCAATCTGCTGCCTCTCGGAAGAAAAATCTCCGTGCCTGGAACAAAGTCATACACAGGATCTTTTATTACGTTGCTGTTTCTCTGAGCAAATACCCACCATAATTTGTGAGTTCCGTATAGATCATAGGCAAGTAGATCTGGTCGATAGG